TCTCTGAGCGATATTCGCTCATCTTTTCCGTCAGAAGATAGTTCAGGTATTCCTGAACTCTTTGAGCCTGATCGATGCGCTCTTTGGTGGATTCACCAAGGATCTTGGTCTGTACCGGTCCTTTGGCGGGGAAGATCTCTTGGATGGTCTGGGCTTGGAACCGGACAATCGCCTCAGAGAGCATGGGGTGAAACACACCACAGGCTCCCTCCCATGGCTGTGTACGGTCCTCAATCTTCAGACCTAGGAGATCAAGACCCTTGATGTAGGTCGTTTCCCATTCCTTGCGAGAATCCTTGTCTGCTTCGTACAAGGTCGCAAGATCGTTCCCGATGTTGTTCAACACCTGATCGGGGATGAACTCCGCAAGGTTCTCGTTGTGACCCGGCTCAGGAGCAGGTTCCGGGGAAAGACTGATCTCCACCCCACCGTCCGGCAACTCCACAACGATGGATTCAGACGGCGAACCGACCGCCACTTCCATCGACATCCCTCCCGTGGGGAAGGGCATCAAAGCGCGATCAACCGCCATCTCTCTCTCCTTACAGGTCGCGGAACTTGCCGCCCTTCACGGCAGCACCCATACCACGAGCGGTACCAGAGGTACCCATGGTCATCTTGCCGCCGAACATCTTCTTCGGACGCATGGCACCACCGACCATCACCGGCTTGCCGAGGCCACTCATCTTGCCCTTCAGGGCATCCTTCGGCTGCTTGCGGCTCTTCGGAGCCTCCATCTTCTCGCTCTTAGCAGTTTTGTTCTTCATCGTTTAAATCCTTAGTAGTAAGAAGTCTTTCGTTTGTAGACTGGCTGATCCTTGTAATCAGACTGGAGGGAGATGAACCCTCCCTTGCGGTAGCGTAGGAGAGCCTGCGTCCCTGAGTCCACATAGTCATCATGCTCTCCGGCAGGAAAAGACGCAAATTCCTCAACCACTTCCTCCGCAAAACGGGTGTTGGGTCGCCATATCCTGCCACTGGAGAAGAGATCAGCAATGGCGTTTACACGGGCAACTTTATCATTACCGCGTGACGGGGTGTATTCCGATACGGGGATACCCATGGCCCTCAGTTCGAATATCAGGGGGGTGCCTGCCGCCTTGGCTTCCACAATCAGGGCATCCGGCTTCCAGTAGTTGTACAACTCCCATGCCCGTTTCTTGAGGGTTGGGAACTCCATCTTCTCCTTATGGGCATCCATAAGAATGATGTTCGACTGCATCGCCCCAGACCCGTCTGGGTGGTAGAAAACACCCCAAGTGGTACAGGCTGAGTAGTCTGATCGCTCCTTCTTCAGGAACGCGGTATCCCATGACTGGATCAAAAACTGACACTGCGGGGGTCTGTCTTGCTCCCAGACCTTCCACCAGTCCCGTTTAATCAGTGCGCCCTCTTCGGAGGTGGGATTCTGCTGGTACTGGGCCTGCCATTTATGGGTAGGGATTTCTTCCCGGATAGCCTCCAGTTCCTCTAAGGGCCAGAACTCAGGCCACAGGGGTTTGCCAGAAGGAAGGATTGCCGGGAACTCAATGACCTCCCATTCATCCCCCCCTCTCTGGGCGGATGCCTTGAGAACCTGCCCTACCAGATCCCGCTTCGACCAACGGGTACAGATCACCACAATCGCCCCACCGGGCTGAAGACGCTGGCGGGGTCCGGAGGTGTACCACTCATACGCATGGTCAAACACGGCAGGATCCGAAGACTGACCCTCCTGTTCATCATGGGGGTCATCGATGATCAGAAGATCCGCACCCTTACCGGTGACAGCACCCCCGATACCGATGGCGAAATAGTCACCCCCCTTGGAGGTACTCCACCTACCTGCCGCCTTGGAGTCCGCCCGAAGGGATGTATCAGGGAATACAGCCCGGTAATCCTCCGAATCCACCAAGTTACGGACCTTACGCCCGAAACCTACCGCCAGTTCCGCAGTATGAGAAGACTGAATCACCTTCTTCTGGGGGAACTTGCCCAAGAACCACGCGGGAAACAGAAAAGACCCGAACTCAGACTTGGTATGCCGGGGTGGCATACAAATGATCAGCCTCTTGAGTTTGCCAGAAGCGATTTCCTCAAACTTCTGACCCATGATCTTGTGATGCCGACCCGAAATGAAACCGGGCCACACCCGATACACAAAGGAAATGAAACTCTCTTGAGACAATTCCTTCGTCTTGGCCTTCTCATACTCCTCAAGAAGCCCATAAAACTCTCTCTGCTGATCCTCAGGTAGGGTTTTCACTAAACCCATGATTCTAGGAAGGTTTTCCTGAGTGATATGCATCGAATGTACCTCAAAATGCAGGGACAATAGCCCCCGTTTCATCACAACTTCGTCTTCGCGCCGTCTCCCCTATCACCTCTTCTCTACACCCCCCCCTCAAAAGGGGGGTGTAGAGATTGACACTACAATATTCCCTTACAATATCCCCTTTAACGCATCACTTCGATGTATGGATTGCTCGTGTTCACCTTTAGTCAGTCCCTCGACTCGCAATCCTTTATAACAAGTCCTATTGTATCACAATAATTGGGAAAAGTCAATAAGAAATACACCAGAAATGCTAAATTTTTTGCAAAAAATTTTACCTGACACCCATATACCCCCTTTCTACACGCATTTTCCCCACAAATTCCATACAAAACAGGAACTTACGGAACATTAACCCCTACCCCCACCCTACATTTGTTGCGTAAATGATACAGATAGGAGCAAAAGTAGGGGATCGGATGAGTGAAATCGTATATATAGGGTAGAGCGGGTACCGTCGCGCTACAGGGGGGGTGGCACCTCGCTATTACCACCCGACCCGCGCATCGTTTAACCCCCTCGCACCTCGTCGTCATCGCCACCGGAACCCGCTGCGTCACTCGCAGCGTAGTCGTCGCTGTCACCGGAACCATCATCGTCATCGTCCGCACCGTTTACACGCACCGGCAGCATGTCGATGACCGTGACTTGAGGCGCAGCGGCTGACAGCAGCGCACCCAATCGCCGCTCCAGTTCCACCGCGACCATCGCAGCAGGACGGTCGCGCCTGTCCTCGATGACCTCGATGAACGCGCCGCAGGTCTTGCCCCACAACTCGACGGCACGGAGCCGCACATGGTCAGGACGCGCATCGTCCTCAGCGAACTGGCGTAGCAGACCCACTACCTTGGAGCGGTCTGAGACACCCTTGACCTCCATTATCCGCATCCTCTCGCCCATTAGCGCATCCACTGCCGCCCTGATATCGCCCCGTTGCGCCAATCCTGAAGCCTTGTTGCGGATGGTGTCACCCTGCATGTCTGTCGCGTCATACGCGAACTTGTACGCATCGCTCTGCGTCATGCCGTCTGCGAGATTCTCCGCGAATTTCCGCTGTTTTGGTGTCAACCCGTACTGGTCTCGTATGCCTGCCATTCGATCTGATTTCCCTTGTTTTGCAGTGATTAGGTAATTCTTTGACTACGCAATGAGTGGTCTTGTGCCTTTGTCACCCTGTTTTCGGGTCTGAAAGTACCTGCGGTACCGATTAAACGCAAACTAAATTCGACCGATAATCAGTGACTTAGGCTAATTGTGGTCGTGTAAACGAAGAAAGTTGTTGACTTGTGGTCATGTAATCCCTAGAGTACGCATCACCGGCAGCGGCAACGCTCCGGAGCGCACCCAGACGGCGCACCGCAAGGTAAGAGGTTCTGGTGCCGGATGAGCGCAAGCAGCCCGGCGGTTCCTCAAGGGGAACCCGGCCTAAAGCAGCGGTGAAGTCTAGGGTTGAAGACGATGACCGACATCTCGCGAGTCGCCCGAAAGCGTGACGCTGCCCAATCAACCGGAAAAACCTTCGACTGAGTAGAGCGCATTCGCTGAGTGCGCTGCACTGAGTCAACCAACCATGGAGAACGCCATGAGCAAGTCATTCAAGCAGTCAATCAAGTCATCCAAGCAAGGCCGGTGGATTCTTCACCCGGTCGATGCCGTGCCGGTTTGGGTTCCTGCCAAGCGTAAGTAATCACCGTTTAAACCACAGGAAAACATCATGAAAATCATTCTAGTCGCTTTCTTCCAGTTTCTCGCCATGGTCGAGATGGCATGTGGCGTTCTGCTTGTCGCTGAGACTGGCGATGTCGGCATCCCCTCGCTGATTGCGGTAGCAGCCGCGCTCGTTTGCCTTTTCTTAGCCAATGAGGTGTCCAAGTCATGAACTACGCAAATCACTAACGGTCGCGAGACCGTCGCAGCGTGATGCGCTGCCTGATGAGACCACCAACACCGCACCCCACTGGATGCGGGTGCAAAACGGAGAACAATCATGGCTTACAAGAAATTCGCCCGTACTTGCGACAAGTGTGGCGCGGGGATGAACGAGGGGTACTACATCGAATGCGGCGAGTACTACTGCTCCGATGTCTGCTTGTACAAGGAAATCACGCCCAAGGAATGGGACGAGTTGTACAACGATGGCGACGGGGACTCATGTTGGACGACATGGGACGAAGACCCGGACGAGTACATGGTGGACGAGGACGACCCGGCTCCGAACAAGGTTAGCGTCGAGTTGGCGGATGCTGTGGACTCAACAGGCAAGGTCGACGAAAAGAAAGTCGCTAAGTTGTTGGCGGAGGAATTGCGCCGACGATGGTTTGTTGACCCCGACAAGTACGAGTTCATCAACTGGACTATCACCTGCGATGTGCAGGTCAAAGAGGAGGGCTGAACATGAAAAATGAAATCGTGCGATTCGATGAGCGTTTCGGTGACTGGGGTCACGAGACTGAGGAAACGGAGCGCGACTACGAGCAGCAGATTCACGAGCGCGTAGAGACCTACAGCGGCTACGCCAGACAGGTTCACAGCGGATGGGTCTGGGTTGTCGGCTGCAACGAGCAGAGATGGTCACGCAGACCGACTCGACACGCCTGTGAGCGCGTGGTGTATCAGGTCGTTGAACATCTGGGAGAAGAGGACGCTTTCGACCTGTACACGGGCGACGATTTCGACGATGAAACCAACCCTGACGGGGTGGACACCTATCACGCATGGGATTGCGAAGGAGAACAATCATGACCAATTTCACAGAACGCGAACCATGGTTGGCGGCTGCTGCCGTCGCCCTACAGCACCAAGTGTTCCCCCGCGCAGGGATTGACCCCGCGCAGTGGGAGCAGCGTCGATACCGTGTCGCCTGTGGGTTCCCCATTGGGTACCGGGGTTCCCGGTCAGGCAAAGTGGCACTGGGTCAGGCATTCGACCCGTCCATCTCTGCTGATGGCACCTTCGAGGTGTTCATCAACCCCATCCTCGACCGTCCGTTGGATGTCCTCGCCGTTCTTGCCCATGAGTTGGCGCATGTCTGGGCGGGTATCCAGTGCGGTCATCGTGGCGAGTTCGCACGGGTCGCCCGTGGCATCGACCTCGTCGGTGCGCTGACCTCGACCACTGCCGGTGCGTGGCTGTCCAATGAACTGGGCGACATCGCGCAGATTCTGGGCGCGTATCCTCACGCGAAAATCGATCCGAATAGCCGCAAGAAGCAGGGGACGCGATTGCTGAAGTTGCAATGCTCTGGCTGCGGGTGGACGGCGCGTGTCTCTGCCCTTCAGGCGAACCGGCTGCATTCTGCTTCTGCTTGCCCTGTCTGCTCATCCATCGACACCCTGAAACTGGAGGCCTGAACATGACCAAGCGAACCTTCACGCTGCCCCTGTCGGACAGCGACCGTTCGTATTTGAAGATGCATGCCGTGAGGCAGGGCAAGTCGCCCAATGCCTCTGACGATGCCCTCGTCGCAATCTGGAGCGGTCTCGACCCCACCCCGGTGGCTGCTGCGTCCCTTGACGCTGAGACCATCGAAGGCATCCGCCGTGATGCCATTGCTGCTGCCGTCGCTGCGGTCGAGCAGCACCGTCCCGTCCGCATCGAAATCAAGACGGGTGCGACCATCCGTACCCTCCCGGCGGGTCACCGTCACGCAGTGTTCGCGGATGTCCTCGCCGCCCTGTCTGTCCGCGAGAATGTGTACCTTGTCGGCCCTGCGGGTTCCGGCAAAACGACCATCGCGGCTCAGGCTGCTGACGCACTGGAACTGCCGTTCTACAGCACGGGTGCTGTCGGCATGGCGTATCAGTTGCAAGGGTTCATCAACGCCGAAGGCAAGTACATGGAGACTGACCTGTACCGTGCCTATGTGGGCGGTGGCGTGTTCCTGTTCGACGAGATTGACGCATCGTCCGCTCAGGCGCTTCTCGCCTTCAATGCCATCGCTGCCAATGACCTCGCCGCATTCCCCTGCGGCACGGTTAAACGCCACGCCGACTTTGTCATCATCGCCGCCGCCAACACCTTTGGCGCGGGTGCTGATGCCCAGTATGTGGGGCGGTCGCAGTTGGATGCCGCGACCCTCGACCGATTCTCGTTTGTCGCGATGGACTATGACGAGCGTCTGGAACTTGCCATCTCGCCCAATGACCAGTGGACGCGCCATGTCCAAGCGTTCCGCAAGGCAGTGCGCGAACTGAAACAGCGCCATGTGGTGTCGCCCCGCGCATCCATCAAGGGTGGCAAGTTGCTGTCAGCCGGTCTCGACTGGAACCGTGTTGAGGAACTCGTCCTGACCCGCAACCTGTCTGCGGGAGACATCGTCAAGATTCGATCCAACATGTCAGAGAGGAAAGCAGCATGACCGTTTACCGCTACACCGCTGATTCATGGGACGAGTTTGTCCATGACCTCCGCACCCGCAAAATCAACTGGGGGGACACTTCGCAAGGTTCGCAAGCGATTGGCAGAGCCGATTGGTCGGGCTGCGACACATGGGAAGAGGCACTGGAATACGCCGTCAAGGGTCACCCCGCCGGACGCGCTGCAATCGAGTCTGCGGCGGTCAAGGTGACGATGGAACCGGAACCCATGTGGGACACGGCTCCGGTCGGCGCGTTCCCTTGCATCCCGGCGAATGCAGCCGGTGTTCCGGAGGACATGTTCGCCATGTCCGACATCGCACCGCCATCACCGTCGCCCATCGTCCGCATCGCGGTCAACATGTCGGCGAACTGCAATGTCGATGCACAGGAAATCGTAAACCGTGGGGTTGCTATCGTCTCGCTCATCGACCGGATTCAGTTGTCCGGTCGGCGTGTTGAATTGATTGCAATCAAGCACGGCAACGATTTCATGAGCAATGACAAGTTTGTCTGGTCTGTCACGGTTAAACGACCGGAGGAACCCATCGACATGGACAGGATTGGGCTGTGCTTTGCCACCCCCATCATGCTGCGCCGGTTCTTCTTTCGGGTCTTGGAATTCATGACCCCTCAAGAGGTTGATGCTTACGGGATATCGCGTCACTTTGTGGACGAGTGCAGGGACTGCGACCTCTCCATCCCAATGATAAAAGGCAGCGAGTATTCCACCCCTGAACGCGCAGTGAAGACTGTGATGGGTCTTTGGGCGGCGGCGGCGGCATGAGCCGCCCCTCCCCCCTTTTGCTTGCATGATTACTTGTTATCGACTATACTACTCAACATCGACACAGGAGACACGACCATGAACGAAGTTCGCCCTGAGTTTCACTACCTCAACAGACTCCGCGCATCTGGCGCAGTCAACATGTTTGGCGCAGCACCGCATGTCGAGAGCATGTTTGACCTGACTCGCAAGGAGGCGCGGCAAGTTGTCAGCGATTGGATGAAATGGGTCAGTGCTGACCCCGCCCGACTCAACGAAGGAGACGCACGATGAACATCATCGTCGAGCAGCGCAATATTTACGGGAACCTCAAGTTCTATCCGGTCAACGACCTCGCGCAGAAGTTTGCAGACCTGATGCGACAGAAGACATTCGATGTCCAGAATCTTGCAGACATCAAGAGCATGGGCATGACCGTCATCATCGATCAGAAAACCATCAGCATTTAAACAGGAGAGTGACATGAGAAAAATAGATTTCACCAAACTCAAATTGCCAAAACCTAACACCACAGAAGACGCGCTGACCCTCGCCCTCGTGCTTGCCATCACCGCGCCAGACGAGCAGGGTTCTAGTGACGCAACGGCTATCGCACAAGACCTGTCGAAAACGCTGTCTGAAATTGAAGTTGCCCGATGCAGGAACAGAGTCATTCAGATTTTGGAGGCAGCATGACCATACTTCAACATTTGTACGCGCTGTCAGTCGTGATTTTATCTGGCATCGTGATGGCAATCGCCGTCGTAAAAATTTCAATGCACAACGAGGACAAGTCATGAGGACTTACAAAGTAACCATCCGTGCAATCGTGACCAAGACTTTGACTGTCAAGGCAAAGAACAAGGACGATGCATACGAGGCCGCGTCTGAGGAATTCACTGTCCTGTGTGACGGCAAGAATGAAGACTATGAGCAGCGTTATGAGCAGTATCTCGTAGACATCAAGGAGAAAAAGGCATGAGTACCGAAAATTACTGGGTTGAAAAGGCACAGTCTGTCCTTGTCGGTCGAACCATCGTCGCCGCCCGATACTTGAACAACGACGAGGCAGAACGACTGGGATGGAGCAGCCGCTCTGTCATCCTTGAACTCGACAACGGCGACCTCGTGTGGCCTAGCCGGGACGATGAGGGCAACGATGCCGGTGCATTGTTCACAACAAACAGCAAGGCAGACACGCTGCCCGTGATTCGTTAAGAGGAACAATCAATGAATGAATCAGATGTTGCGACTGCAAAAGAGAGGTATAAAATGATCCGTTCTGAACTCGAAAAAGAAACCAGAGAATTTGAGTTGCTCAAGCGACAGCATGAGCGACGGGTAAATCAATTGACTGACGATGTCATCAAAGCATGGTCGGACTACCACTCGACTAGGATTGATGCGGAGTTGGCTAAGAAGCATACCGCCAGTGCTATCGACTTCATCAAGACCGCAATGGAGGGACAGCGATGAACGAAGCAGACATCAAGTTGCTACAGGGACAGGACATCGACATGGAGATTCTCCGTGCGCTGATGAAAATCCAACACGACCTACGATTGTTGGTTGATCGTGTCGAGTCCATCGAACAGATGATGATTGCTCCACCACATGGATGGGACGACATCGAAGTAACCAACCCCCCTTTCTGAAAGGAGTTTAAACATGAGCAGAATGTTTATCGATCCGGCGACTGGCGAGATGCACGACGAGCGATGGTTCCGCATGCAGGACATCGACCTCGACACCGTCATCGAGGCAGTCAAGATTGATGATGGAGACCTCGCGTTCGTCATCATCCCTGAGAACATCAAACGCATGAAGGTCAGGGATGCAGTGGTCACCAGTCTGATTGCACAGTTCACCGAAGCAGTGCTTTTGCGGATGCATGAGAGCGACGATGAGGAAGAGCGTGAGTGGTTGAGGGAGACTGGCATGCTCGTCTGTACCGCAATGATGTCCCATATCGCAGATGCAGAGCGGGAGAACAACGGTGAAAACCTTCACTGATTGCGACGGGAACCCTGTGCTGTGGGTGTTCCCCTCACCGGGGCGCGTCTGGAAAGATCGTTGGGTTGCCTTCACCAACAGCGAGGAGTTCAATTACTTCAAGGGTTCCGAAGAAGAAGTGTTCAAGTGGGCTGATGCCTACCTGTCCAAGTGTGTTTAACCAAGGAGAGATGACATGAAGAAGTCTGTGATGTTGATTGCGATGGCACTGGCAAGCATGTCTGCTCATGCGGGTACGGCGTACCTCAAGTACGAGCGGAACACCGGCATGACCAAGCAGTGCTACTACGACTATCTTGGCAGCGAGTATGTGCGGACGGTGAGCGTGACTGCTCTGTGTCCGCTGACCATTCAGGTCAATCGCTGATTGAAGAAGCCCCGGCTCCCATCATGGGGGTCGGGGTTCTCTCACAGCAGTTTAAGATTCTCAGGCCCGATCTCACGGGTGTTGTCAGGGTCGTAGTCTGTCGGTGTTCCAAATTCCCACGCCCTGTCGTACTGAATCCACCCGTAGATTTCTACCTCCCTTAGTTCCGGCATCACCGGCTTGGCTACAAACAGCACAAGCCCCTTCCCTACCTGATGCCGTCGAACCGCTGCGCTATCACGGGTACGCAGCCTCTTCACCTCGATGTTATCTCCAACATCCGCCATGCCTTTGTGCGTGTCGTGATGTTTAACCGACCAGACATGACCAGACCAGTATCGATTGGCGTACTTGGCAACCGCTAGTTCCGCCACACAAGCGGCGACCTGAGCGGTACGGTCATCCTCCATCCTCGCGCTGTCGTAGTGCTTGGCATTCTCCCGCGACCAGTTCTCTATGAACCGACGCGCACCGACATGGGATGCCCATTCGTACTCCCAAGGTTCGAGTTTGATGATGGGTCTCACAGGTTCCCCCAGTCGTAGAAGTTGGTGGGAGCCTTGTCGCTGTATCGACCAGTCGGTAGGTCGTAGTTCAATTCGATGTCACCCACCGCACCGACCCATTTGAACCGGCTCTTCCAGACATGGACTTGGGTCTCGTTCTTGTTGCGATGGACGGTGACACCCATGTCTGCCTTGGCAAACCACGCAGCCGATCCGCTGATGTGCTGTCCCTTGGGGATGCCACTGTCTGGCAATGCCTTGGCAGGGTGCGCCACGAACCAAGCATGAATCTCATGCGACTTACAGAACAGGACGATGTCGGTGAGCATCTTGCTGATAGCCTGTTGCTCTGAGTCACCCTGCATTTCGAGATAGTTGTAGGGATCGATGACCAACCCACGCACACCCATTCTCATGACCGCCTGTTTGGTGCGGTCTATGATGGACTGTACAGTACTGGGCGCACCGTCATGGGATTGGAGGAACACGAAGTGTTGGTTCAGGAACGCGAGTGCATAGTCGCGCTCGTCGGAAGTCATCCGGTCATCCCCGAAGAAGGGTTTACCAATGACCTTCTCTGCCAACTTGGCGATGTGCATGTGGGGTGGGTTCTCGAAACTCGCAATGGCGAACCGCCACCCCTTCTGCATGGCGATGTTTACACATATCTGGTCGATGAGTTCTGACTTGCCGGAACCCGGAAGCC